TCACAACAAAAAGGCAGCCTTCTTCGAAATGCAGTGGACGTTGAAACAGTAGTTGGAAAAAATATGTTTGTAGATCAAGTTGGATCTGCAACAGCAGTGAAGAGAGTATCTCGACACGCCTCAACTCCTCAGATCGACACTCCACACCAACGGGGAAGATTATCACTTGTAGATTACGAGTACGCTGACTTAATCGATAACCAAGATAAAGTTAGAATGCTTATTGATCCAACAAGTTCTTACGCTCAAGCAGCAGCTTATGCGCTTGGTCGTGCGATGGATGACGAAATCATTCTTGCAGCAACAGGAAATGCTTACTCTGGTGAAACAGGTAGCACAGTTGTACCTTTACCTGCATCTCAGATTATTACTGAGGCTGGTACAACAGGAATGACAATTGATAAACTAAGACAAGCAAAAGAAATCTTAGATAGCAATTCAGTTGATCCATCAATTCCAAGATACATCGTAGTTGGTCCAAAACAAATTTCTGATTTGTTAGGCACAACTCAAATCACTAGCTCGGACTTTAACACTGTTAAAGCTTTAGCTAATGGTGAAGTTAATACGTTTCTTGGTTTTAACTTTATAACATCAACAAGACTAAACATCGGATCATCTAAAAGAGATTGTATCGCGTTTGCATCAGACGGCATTAAGCTAGGAGTAGGTCAAGACCTTATGACTAGAATTGATGAAAGAGCTGACAAAGGCTACGCAACTCAGGTGTACGTATGTATGTCAATCGGCGCTAGCAGAATGGAAGAGGACAAAATTGTCAAAATCCAAGCGCACGAGGCGTAATAGGAGGATAAAATTATGGCATCAGTAAAAGGCGTAAATTTTACCAACATTACTGCAACTCCTGTTGTTAAAGCAGACAGTTCAGAATGGCACGGTAATTTAAGAGTTCAGTATGATAGCTATGAGGCATCGTCCTTAGCGGATGGTTCTGACATATCTGTTGCAAGACTTCCTAAAGGTGCAAAAGTTTACGATGTAATCGTACACTTCGACGCTTTAGGTGCAAGTACAACATTAAAAGTTGGTGATAGTGCAGACGACGATAGATATATCGCTGCTACTGCAACTACATCGGCTGGTCAAATGTCTATGTCTCAAGAAGGAGCTATAGCTGGTTTCGGTTATGAGCAACCTGCAGAGACAGATATTATTTTGACTAATGCTGGTACTGCAACAGGAACTATTAAATGTGCAGTGATTTACTCAGTTGAGTAATCTGTAAATCAATCAGGCTAGGCGGCTTATTCGGCTGCCTAGTCAAATCAATTAATGTTTAAATCATTTATTATTATAGCAGTTATTTGCTCGCCGTACTTTGAATGTATGGAATACGAACAAAAAGAAAAAAAAATTTATAAATCCTACAAAAAATGCGCAGAAGAAAGCGAATGGATAGGACAAGATTTATATGACGGATTAGTCAAAATTGGCATTCCGTTTACTTTAAAAGTTTATTGTGAGGAAAATAAAAAATGGCAAGTGTAGTAGATATATGTAATTCAGCTTTAAATTTATTAGGAGCATCAACAATCACAGCATTAACAGATGACAGTAAAAATGCTCGTCTTTGTAATCAAAGATATGAGCCTGTTAGAAATAGGATCTTTAGATCACACGCTTGGAATTGTTTAACTAAAAGAGTTCAATTAGCTCAAGATAGTTCAGCACCTGTTGTTGAATATTCTTACCAATATACTTTACCAAGTGATTGCTTAAGAGTTTTAAAAATTCATACAGGCGTCACTGATAGTATTGAAAGTGATATTGATTACAAAGTTGAAAGTAGAAAAATTAAAACAAATGAAGGAACAGTTTACCTTGTTTACATTGCACTAGATACTGATCCGAATAATTACGATAGTTATTTACAAGAGGCTATCAGTGCAGGTTTAGCTGCAGACATAGCTTATGCGGTCACAAACAATGCAACACTAGCTAATAATTATTTAACTACTGCAGATGAAAGATTAAGAGAGGCTAGATTTGTTGACGCTACAGAAAATTCATTAGGAACGATAGAGAGCAACGAATTTACTGATGCGAGGTTATAATGCCTAGAACAACTCTTGCATTAACAAGTTTTGTATCAGGTGAGTTAGGATCTAAATTAGATGGCAGAACTGACTTTGCTAAATACAATACAGGTGCAAAGACATTACAAAATTTTTTAATTCATCCGCAAGGTGCTGCTACACGAAGAGTTGGCACTCAATTTATTGCAGAAGTTAAAGACAGTACAAAGAAAACAAGATTAATACCTTTTGAATTTTCTACAACGCAAACTTACGTTTTAGAATTTGGCAATCAATACATTAGATTTTATAAAGATAAAGGTCAGATACTTTCTGGTGGTTCAGCTTATGAAATATCTGCACCATACTTAGAGGCAGAATTATTTGAGATCAAGTTTGCTCAGTCAGCAGACGTTATGTACATCTGTCATCCTAATCACGCGGTAAGAAAATTAAGTAGAACAGGTCACACATCTTGGACTTTAGATCCAATTGAATTTACTGATGGACCTTATTTAGTTCAAAATACTACTGCTATTTCAATGACGCCGTCGGCAACAACAGGATCAGCAATTAACATTGCTGCATCAGGAAGTGCTTTTGCGGCTACTGATGTAGATAGATTAATTAAATTTTCAAACGGTTATGCAAAGATAACTGCTTTCATATCAGATACTGATGTGACTGCAGAGGTTAAAGATGACTTTGATAATACGACTTCAACGACTGAATGGAGCTTTGGTGCTTTTTCAGATACTCAAGGACATCCATCTTGCGTATCATTTTTTGAACAACGATTAGTTTTTGCTGGCACAGACATAGAGCCGCAAACTTTATTTTTCTCTAAGTCAGGTGACTATGAGAATATGACAACAGGAACTAACGCAGATGATGCAATGGTTTATACAATTGCGTCAAACCAAGTAAACAGAGTTAGATATTTAAAAGCTACAAGAACTTTAATTGTTGGAACAACAGGTGGTGAGTTTACAGTATCAGCAGATGGAACAGATGCTGCTATTACACCAACAAACATTACAATTAAAAAACAAAGTTCTTATGGTACTGCAGATGTTGACGCTATTCCTGCAGGTAATTCAGTTTTGTTTTTACAAAAAGCAAAAAGAAAAATTAGAGAATTAAGTTATAACTTTGATGTTGACGGATATGTTGCGCCTGATTTGACAATCTTAAATGATATTGTCACTAAGTCAGGAATAAATGAAATGGTCTTTCAACAAGAGCCTGACAGTATTTTATGGTGTGTCAGAGACGATGGAGTGTTAGCTGGTTTAACTTACCAACGATCAGAAAATGTTGTTGCTTGGCATCGACATATATTCGGAGGATCTTTTGGAAGTGGTAATGCAGTTTGTGAAACGGCTGCAGTAATCTCAGGAACTTTAACGGAAGATGAGCTTTGGGTTATTGTCAAAAGAACAATAAACGGAGCTACTAAAAGATATGTTGAATGTTTTGCTAATTTTGATTTTGATGAAACAGATGCAACAGACTTTAGATTTTTAGATAGTCATCTTACGTATTCAGGATCGGCAACAACGACACTATCGGGATTAGCTCACTTGGAAGGTCAAACCGTTTCTGTCCTAGCGGACGGTGCAACACACGCCGACAAGGTTGTATCGAGTGGTCAAATATCTTTAGACAGATCCACAACTAAAGCAGTTGTAGGACTAGCTTACGATAGTGTTTTACAAACAATGCGTATCGAAGGCGGCGCTGCAGAAGGAACATCGCAAGGTAAAACAAAAAGAATTTCAAAAGTTGTTCTTAGATTATTTGAAACAGTTGGAGCTAAAGTTGGTCCTTCACTTACAGAATTAGAAACAATTCCATTTAGAACAACATCAAGCTTATTAAGTAATCCTGTTGAAACATTATTAGCAGGTGACAAAGAAATAGAATTTAGAGACGACTATAACACGGACGGATTTATTTATATAAAACAAGATCAGCCATTACCTTTGTCGGTATTGGCAATCTATCCAACTGTAGTCACCTCTGATGGATAATTACAAAGTAATTCCTTATCAACGAGATCACGGCAGTTCAATGATCGCTTTTGGTCTTAATGATAAGCTTATGGATTTAGACGCAAGTTATGAAGAAAATCGTATCGATGCTGCAGTGGCTGGTATGGCATTCACTTTATTACATAATGATATTCCTATTGTTAGCGGTGGGATCTATCCTTTATGGAATGGAGTATGCGAAGGCTGGGTTATTTCAAGCAAAAGAATATTTGAAATTAAAATTAAAGCAGCAAGATTAATTAAACAAAGAACAGATTTACTTTGTGCAAATAATAAAATTTGGCGATTACAAACAACAGTCAAAGCTAATTTTAAATTAGGTTTAAGATTTGCAGAATTTTTAGGATTAAAGAACGAAGGTCTTATGCGTGGTTATGGACCTGACAAAACAGATTATTACAGGATGGCAAAAGTATATTTATGAGTTTTATAGGAAATTTCGCTGCAGCAGATGCTGCTAAAAAGATTGGTGCTTACAACAATTCTGTCTATCAACAACAAGCTAAACTGCAAGCTGCTAAAACAAAACAAGCTAAAGCAGTTTACGATAACATTGATCGACCAAGATTATTAAAAAAACAAGAGGCTGAATTAGATTTTCTATTTGTAAGTTTACTTAAATCAGGTGTTGAAGTTAGATCAGATACTACTCCTTACTTTGTAATGCTTGAGAGTGAAGTTAATCAAGCAACTGATTTAGCTATTGCAGATTATAATTCTAAACAAGCTTACTTTGATGGAATTAATCAAAGCTTATTACTTGAAGGTCAAGGTCGAGGTGAATTGTATAAAGGTCAACTTACTGCAAGAACTGAAACGATTAAAGGTTTAGCAACTATGGGCGGCAATTACTATAGCTCAGGTTCAATATTAACGGCATAAGAATATGGCAAAGATAACTATTCCTCAATCTCAACTTCAAGCTAACGTAGGCGCAGCAACACCAACAAGTAATCTTGCTTTACCACTTTCTTTAGCTCAAGTAGTTGGTGAAGGTTTTGGTGAAATTGGAAAACAAGTTGAAAAGGTTGCTAAGAAACAAAAAGATTTAAACGATGAAATTAGATTAAATGAAATCGTTAAAGATGCCATTGTTAGAATTGAAAGTGTATCTGCTGGTGTTTCTAAAAATTCAGACTTACAGTTTGCCGTAGATTTATTTGATAAGAAAACAAAGCTAGATCAATTTGAAGATTTATATAAACAAGAAAATATAAAAGTTCAGCAGCTATTTAAACTTTGGCACGCTAAACAACGTAATTCAGAATATGTAAAGATAGCTGGTACAGTCACTAAAAACCATATTGCTGATGTTAAAAGATTTCATAAAGAAAGTTTACAAGATATTATTTTAAATAGTGCTAGCTCAGATATTCAAACTGCATCGCAAGCTAGAGATAAAAAAACAAGTTTCTTTAATAATCCTGCTAATGCAAATGTTTATACTAAGGATGAATGGGAACAGTTAAAGAAAGATACAGACTTAAATATCTTTGAGGCTAGAGTAGAATTTGGAACTAAAAACCATCCTCGATACGTTATTAATAATTATGAAGAGGTTGAGAAGAAATTAGGAAAAGAAAAAGCAGCTCAAGTATTAAAGAAAGCAAGAGAGAAACTCGCAAGCGACGTAGCGTTTAATGTTAAGAGAGAAGAATATATAAACAGAGCGGACGAGGATAATAAAATTGCTACCTTTACTGAGTTGATGGTCAGAATAAATAATGACGATACACCAGAAACTTTAGGAAATATTCCTACTTTAGATTTTCTAAACGACTTAAGAAAAGATAATAAAATTAATTCAGCTCAATACAGTGCTTTATTAAGATTTTATAAAGATCCGAAAGGCAAACAAACTGATGATGAGTTATATAAAATAATTAACTCGCAGCTATATATGGCTGAAACAGTTGAGGACCTAGATAGATTAAATAGATTAGTTCATCTTGATACAGAATACTTAAGCTCCATTGGGATTAAAGACGTTAAAACTATTTCATCTATTATAGATAAAAATAAAGACAGAGAAGAATTTGAAAACTTTAAATATTACGGTGAGTTAATCGATAATATTTTAGGTAAAGTTGATAATGTTGCTTTAGCTGATAATCGAACAGACGCTAAAAGAGAACAATTGTTTAGAACAGTAGGCGGCAGATTATATAATGAATA